AGCTTCCACATTGGATTGGATGGTTGCGGCTTCCGCAGCGTCTGTACGGTCAATCCAGTAGGATACCTTCACGTTATACGAGACGGTCGACGGTTTTTTCACCGTTACCTTGTCGGTAAGTGGCCGTATCTTCCGGTTGTTCAATGTCTCGGATACTTTTGTCAGTATCTCATCGTCCGGTATTTTCCCGCCTTGCAGTAACGGCCAAACGACGACTTCCGCCGGTGCCGGGCTTTCTACTGCGACGTCAGTGATCAGCGTGCTGGCTTTCTTGGTGAAGTACTCATAGGCGCCCGTCGGCCCGGCTGTCGAGTACTGTTCCGGCGCTTGGTGGATGCGTTCTCGATAGTCTTCATCGCTCTCCACTTCCGCGCCGCCCGCGCTCGTTGTCGTGTTGACTACGGCGGCAACAAAAGGCACAGGATCCGCCATCCGATTGATCTCTCCAGCTTGGTATCCATTCCCCATCGTCCCTTCCTCTGTGCAGGTGCTCTCCACATCCGCCGACATTTTCCCAGCCTCTATCGTGTTCGCTTCATCTGTTGCAAAAAGCGTCCCGTCTCCAGCCGTCGCTCTCGTCCCTTTCGGGATCAACGTAGCGCTCTCTCTCGCAGCGGATAAACTGAACCGCAATGTCGTTGTCGCGGCTGATGCCTGCAGCCTGTCTGTGCCGACTAGTGCGCCGATATGATCCAGTCTGTCCCCAGTCGCATAGGCAAGGAGATTCTGCTTTGCGGTTTCGTCAATCAGGACGCGCTGCTGCACGATGATTGCCTCGATGCCTCGCAGGAACAGCCGCAACGGATCCGCTCTAGACAGTTTTCTCCCCAACAGCTTTTCGACAATCGTCACGATCTGCAGGTCTACCGTTTGCGGATCCGACTCTGCGAACGTGATGTCTGGAAGATTTTTAAGTTTCATTGATCTCAATCCTCACTTTCGCCTGCAGGATGCCATCGTTCCCCTCTTCTGTCGTGCTGGTATAGTCTACAGACACAACGCTTGCACGCGGTTCATATAAGGCAATGGCTCCAACAATTTCAGCCGTCAGCCTTGCTTGTGCCGCCGCTACAGGCAAATCGACTATATCCCCGTCAATCCCGAACGCTCTGTCCATCGGGACGGTCTTTTTCAGCGTTGTCAGGATCATCCGGACATTTTGCGCAATTTCTTCTAGCTCATCGGCCGGCATAATCTTGATGCCCTTGTTCTCTGTCGAGATATCCAGATACAACCTGTCTCACCTCTCATGTCACAGCAGCGGTCTGCACGTATTCTTTCAGCGTCACATCGATCTGCGTCACGACGACGCGGCCGTTGTTGTCAATCGTGTCCACCGACTCCCCTACGCTCTCAATGACCCACGGATTCTTTCCTACGGTCTGATTGCATAAAATGAAGTACATGGCTTCCCCGCTCTCGCAGAGTTTCCGCACCTGTTCTGCTTCCTGCGTCGGGTTGATGCCCAGCGCCGCCGACAGCTGCATGGTAAAGCTGATTTCTGCGGCATCCGGCCCTAAGAATTCCAGCAGCGGCTTATCTCCGATGATTTCATGGGAGGCGTACCGTGCTTTATTTGTCCGCTTCAAGTCTTTGAATGTCCGAACCTTCCGGCTCGAAACTTCAAACACGATACTCCCGAGTGCGCCGATCGGCGCCGACAGCCCCCATGCGGATAGTTTCCCGCGCCAGTCACTTGGCAGATAGGATAGTCCTTGGCTCAGCTGCTGGGTATATTTTCTCGTAACGCCTGACGCGATTCCTGATAAGAATGACATGTTCAGCCTCCTATAAACACATCGCCGCTTCCAGTCGTATGCGCGCCGCCCTTCCCGCATGTCTGGCATGTCGTAGCGTCTCCAATGCGGGCCGCCGCTTTCCCGTTGATGAACACGGTCCCGCTCCCACCTGTTGTCGCGAACGTCCCGCTATGTGGGCAGTTGCATGGCCCCGTATCACCTTTCCTATGGGCTCCCAGCCCATTGATCAGCACATTTCCCGATACTTCCTGATTCGTTCCCGCCCGGCTATGCGGACAGCACTTCTTTCCTAGGTCGCAGGTTCCCTGTTCCCCGTCCCCTTGTCTTGCAGCCGCTGGCATGTCCATCACTCTCCCCGTGCCCAAATTGGGCACAACTCAGTTCAGATTGATTGTGGAACCCTTTATGATTACCGGCCCGACTACGTTCACCGTAAGCGTCGAGCTGCTTCTGTCATACTCCACGTATGACCCATCCGCAAAATCCAGACGCATGACATCCGGGCTCGATATTTGCGGCGGTTGCTTATCCGTGAAATATGTCCCAAGGATCCATCCGGTCGAAAAGTTCTTGTCGTTGTTGTTGAACAGGCATAGCGCCTGATCGCCGACATCCGGAATCCAGTAGTCCTTGTTTTTCCCGCTGTATCGATGCAGGATATGCAGTTCCGGACTGCTGGTTCCATCTTTATCGTCGAACGTGACGCGGGCCGTGTCTCGTTCCGGAAACACGGCGGATACCGTCCCAGTCCTGACCATTCCCCGCAACGCTCGTTCTGCTTCAGTAGCCATTGATTACCCGCCTCAATTCCACTTTCGTCGTATACCCTGCCCCGATATCGTGCGAACTTCGGACAATCAGGTACTTCCCGTTATAAGCGTGCCATCCGGTCAGCTCTACCGTATTGCTCGCAAGCAGGGAAAAATTCCCGGTCATCGTCAACGATACGGATACTTCCTCCAGATTTTTCTCATGCAGCCGCTTTTTTGCCAGCTTCTCGGCTTCTTCCAGCGAATCTACCTTTTCATTGACCTGCAGCGTCTGGCCTTCTTTCCGGTTTGGATCCGTAAACGTATATTCAATCAGCTCGTCTTTTTGCGAATGCTTGTATTTCACATGGCATGCCTTGTAGATATCATGGATGGTTGTCCGACACTCAAACGATAAGATGGACTGCTGCCCTTTCACGATTGTCATGACCGGCGCTGCCTGTTCATATTTTGAAACGTCGAACACGACAATCTTCTTATCCGTAATCTTCAGCGCAAGGCCGGCATCCTTGCATAGCTTCTGCAGGAACGACAGGTCTGTCTGTTCCGACTGCTCGGCGCGTTCCTGTACTGGATCATCCTCGGCGTCGTAATAGCTTTCCATCCCGGCGCCGCTTGCGATGTCTTTGACAATCTGAGAAAGCTTGGTCTTTTCCCATGCTCTTGTCTTCTCTACGCATCGAAGGTTGGAAGCGTTCGGAATAGACACCAGCCTCAGCTTTGCTTCGTTCGGAGGGCCAGAATTGGTGATTTCGTCCACCTCGAATTTCCCAAGCGGCAATGTCTGCATATCGCCCGGCGCTTCCCAATTTCCAACGCCGATTGACACATCGAGTATGGCGCCACGTTCCGGCATCCAGTCTCCCTGCCAAAGCTCCTCCCTGTCTTCCAGTGTGATATCCGCGCTATCGGCTTCTCCGCTCAGCACCTCGCGCACGGAAAAGGACTTCATGAATTGTGCAAGGTCTCTGGATATATCCTTCCCATTGTAATGGCAATATACATCGGCATACCGCGCTTTTATCATCGTTACCGCCTCCATGGTGGGAGAGAAGCTGTTTTCGTGCTCTCTGTGATGGTTGGGAGGGTAAGTACCGTCCCAGCCGAGAATATTGCGACATTGGCATATTCCCGGTTTGCGTCCATCAGCTGATTCACATAATCGCACGATCCAAGCTGCTCATAGGCAATCATGTCCCATGTGTCCCCGCTTTTCGTCGTGTACTCACTCAAACGCCAGCCGCCTCCTCTCATGCCGGTATGCCTCCATCTGCTCGGCAAAGGTTTTCTGCACCTTCCGCCCTGCTTCGATGACTGCCTCTTTGACCCGTTTTGGTTCTTCGTCGCCGTAGAAATTCAAAGTGATGCTGATTGGCGGCGCGTTGAACCAGCCGCCCTGCGGTTTCGCCGGTTCCTGCTCTACCGTCTGTGCTTGTGCCTGCGGCTGCGGCTGTTCTGGCGCTTCTGGCGCCTGCTGGATGATCTGCGGCTGTACTGGTTCGCCCGGCTCGCGGATTACGTTTACCTGCGGCTTCGCTGGTTCCTGCTCTACCGTCTGCGTCGGCGCCTGCGGCTGCGGCTGTTCCGGCGCTTCTGGCATGGATTTAGGTGCCGACGCTTTGATATCTGTTTTTACTCGGGTATAGGACGGGCCCTTCTGGTATTCCGGTTTCTCCTTTGCGTCTCCACCGACGCCAAGGATTTCACCGGCCATTCTCCATAGCCCGATGGCTCTTGCGGACCCGTCCAGCGGGATAGCTGCTTCGTCGCTTTCCTCTGCAAATGTCGTAAGGAATGCGCCTTTCTTGTAGATGCCGCCTTTCGCATTGCTGTCTACCTCTACATCGCCGCCATCATCGCCGCCCCCGCTGGAACTCCTCAGGCCGATAATCGCGCTTACCGCCGACCGGACGCTCGATATGATGTTTTCAATCGTCCCGACGATAGCACTTCCGATGCCTGACGCTATTCCCAGCATCGCATTGAACGCCGCGGATACCGCATTGACCGCGCCATCCCACGCCGCGCTCCAATCGCCGGCAAGGATGCCGCTGACCATCTCAACAACGCCGGAAATAACGCCGATCAGGCCGGTAAACACCGCCGCAATGACATTGATGGCCGCCGTTACGACGCCTGTCATGACGTTCGCCGATACAATGAACGCCCCGATCAGCACGCCGCCCAGAATCTCAGCGAGATATCCAATCACAGAAATCAACGCGCTGAATGCGCCGCTGTTCTCTGTCACGGCCGCGCTGATTGACGCGAATGCGCTCATGATTGTCATCCCGAGCGCTTGTATCTGCGGCCCGATGACTGCCAACAGCTGCCCGAATACCATCTGCAGGTTGCTGAGTGCTGGCTGTATCATCATCCACGCGTTGGAAAACGCCGCGGTGATCTGATTCCACAGCCCCATGAAGAACGGCCCGACCATCGACCAGTTCGAATAGATCAGGTACGCCGCCCCGGCAATGGCTATCAGCGCGATGCCAAGCGGTGAGAACATGGCCGCCATCGAAGCGCGGCCGACGGACAGGATCGCCGTTCCAAGTGCCCGGAACGCCGCCCCAGCCGTCTGCAAAGCTCCGGCTATACTGAAGCCCCGTGCCATCGCCAAGACCGCTTTTGCGGCATTTCCTGCCCCTCTGGCAATCGCTGTCGCGTTTTCTACGACCGAAGCCCGTGCTGCAGACATCGCGGCTGTACATCTCGCGCCAAACTGTGGTAGCGCCGCCCCCATCGACGACAAGCCGCTCGTCAGACCTGTCCGCATTGCCATTCCGACCTGTGCCCATGACAATGCCCGCAACGTGTTGAACGCCGCTATAGCGCGCTGTGCAAAAGCAGAAAACATCCCGCTGCTCATAACCGTCCGCAATGCAGCCATTGCCCTGTGTGACCCGCTCAATGCCGCTTGAAACAGTCTTTGTGCAATAGCATTGTTGTTTACTGCATAAAACAATGCTTTCGCTTTTGTGCCCACGTATGTATACACCGCGCCTAAAAGACGTATTGATTGGATTCCCGCTATCAACCCAGCAATAGAAGTTCCGATTGCTCCTATGCTTGCAACAATCCCTTCATGTGCCTTTACCCATTTTGATGCCGCCGACGCCATCCCTGCTACGGCTTGCAGGGCAGATTTGATAGATGGCAGGAATACGTTGCCGACGGATATGGCCAGACCTTCTGCGGCGGATTTCAACTGTATCATTGCGCCCTTGGTGTTGTTCATCATGGTATCCGCCATTTTCTGTGCTTCGCCGTCGCTGTTTTCCATCTGGTTCACGAGGTCGTCGAACACTTCCGGCCCCGCATCAAGCACAGCTAACCATCCCGTAGCCGCTTCCGTGCCGAAGATCATTTTCAGCGTGGCCAGTTTTTCCTCTTGGCCAAGCCCTGCAGTCTTGTCTCGCAGTTCGGTCAAGATTGCCGACATCTTACGCGGCCCATTCATGTCCGACATGCTGATTCCCAAAGACTCCAATGCCGCCTTCGCTTCGTTCTGCTGTGCCGTGATGTCCGACATCGACATGCCAAGCTCCTGCATAGCCTGCGATGCCTGTTTCGGCGGCCCCGCCAAACGCAAGAAGCCAGACCGCAGCGCCGTACCTGCTTGGCTTGCTTTGATGCCACTGTTCGCCATAAGGCCGGCTAGCGCCGCCGTTTCCTCCATCGACGCACCGAATGCCTTTGCTACAGGCGCCGCGTATTTCATCGTTTCGCCAAGCATTTCGACGTTCGTATTGGTGCGTGTAACGGTCACGGCGAATACGTCAGCCATGTGCCCAGCCTGATCAGCAGACAGGCCGAATGCTGTCAAGTCGTCCGACACGATATCCGCTGTCCTTGCAAGGTCTGTCCCACCGGCCGCCGCCAGCGCCAGCAGGCCCGGCATGCCAGCGATAATCTGGTTGGCATTCCATCCTGCCATGCCAAGATAGCTCATGGCATCCGCTGCCTGCGTCGCGGAAAACTGTGTTGTTTCGCCAAGCATGCGTGCGTTATCTGTCAGCATCTGCATTTCCGTGCTATTTGCTCGTGTGATGGCCTGCACCTTTGACATTGCAGACTCAAACTTCGCTGCAGTTCCAACAGCATCTAGCAATGGTGCGGCAAACATTCCTGTCGTTGATATAGTGTCTAGCATTCCAGCCTTTACCGCGCTCAAATTCGCACTTGCTGACGCCGCTCTGGCTCTCGCTGCTGCCATACTCTGCATAGCAGTTTGCGTTCTCTGCAGTTCTCCCTGGAGTCTCTGCAGATTCGTCCTGTACTCTGACGCGCTCATGCTCGCGCCCTGCATAGCCTGTGAAGCAATGCGCACACCTGTCCGGAATTGGCTTTCGGATATTCTTCCCGCTTGGTATTGGGCCGTCAATGACGACACTCTTGCCCGATATGCAGATACCGATGCCTGTGATGCCCTCCATGCCGCATCGAGCTGACGCTGTTCATTCTTGATCTGAGTTGTCTCATTCTTCAGGCGGCGCATAGCAGCAGCACCGCCGCTCATTGCGGCCGAAAACCCACCGCCCAGCGCCGCATTGATGGCAAACGATATCGCAAATATTTTCCCTGCAGCCATGCTTTCACCTCATTTTTCTGCTATAATAGAAATAGGATTTTGATGGGAGGCGCATAATATGTTATCTTTCCTCATCGGTTCTGCCATGGTTCTAGTTGGCTTGCTCTCAATCATTTTGATTATTACGTGTCCTATTGTATTTATTTATAGCTTTTTCTCAGCATTCAAAAAAGAATATTTCTGATTTTGCCCCGCCTCGCGGGGCTTTCTTTTTTATTGCCTCTTTTTGATGACTTCCAGCCATTCCGTCAGTTCTCGCAAGCTCTGCTTACTCCAAAAGCTGATTGGCCCCGCATCTTTCAAGGCATAGACAATCTCCCTCAATTGTTGCGGCGGATTACCGTCTCGGCCAAAGGTTGCAATAAAAAATTCAGGACTCTCGAAGCAACAGAAGCAAACGTCTGCACCGGAAGTTTCAAGATCTCACTGGACGGCACGCCCATCGCGGCCGCTGCCAGTTTCGCGCGGAACAGCGAGCTGTACATGATGTCTGGCGCCGGATCGGCGGCCATGCGGCACTCCCTTTCGGCTCTCATGAATGCTGACGCATCCAGTTCTGCCAGCTTGTCTTCCAGATTAGAGAAATCCAGTTCCGTTTCTTTCTCCTTGGTCTCTGCCATTTCTTTTTTCCTCCCTTATCGGGCCGCCCTGGCGGCCCTTTCTTTATGTTTAGAGTCCCAGCGCTTTTCTCACGGATTCCATGTAATCCGTTCCGTTGATGTAGTGGATATAGTTCAGTTTGTCGATTTCGACCTTCTTCACGCCGTCAATGGAAATCTTGATATACACGAGCTCCAGCGTCGTCTTGCTGTCCGTGTGGTCGGCCGGCTTGAAGCTGCCAAGATCGGTTTCTTTTGGCAGGCCTCGTACATTGATCTTTACGGCCTGCGTCGAGATCTCGCCCGTGCCGGCGTCATACTGCTCGTTGGCACCGCGAAGCTCCAGATCGTGCGCTTTCATGGCCGAAAGCACCGAGATATCGCTATTGATGGTGCGCCAGTTGATTTCGAGCTCCATGCTCTCCGTCTGGCCCGTCGTCGGCATCTCGATTTCACCGCCGATGCCGGCGCCAGAAAGCGTTGACGTCTTGTTCTTGATTTTTGGCAGCGTGACGTCTGCCATGCCAAGCTTGCGATCGCCGCCCATGAATACTTCAAAGTTAATCAGTTTATCGCGTACGGTATTTACGCTCCCCATTTTTCTCACCTTCTCCTTTCATCATGCAAACAGATTGGCGATGTAGTCCGCATCGTATTCCTGAATGAATTCAATATCACGGGCCGGTGTAGGCGCCGCGATATAGACATGGAATCGAAGCTTCCCGTCTGCAGCGTCCGTCGTCGTGTTCTCATCCTCACGGTACTCGACGCGGCCGCCCAATAGTGCGCCTTTCGCTGTCAGGCCGTTCAGCCAGATGTTTGCACTGTCCACGACGGTCTCAATCAGGCGCTTGTTTGTCGGCTCATCAATCTTGCTCCAGAACGTCGTGACCAGCGTATTGCCGATCCAATTGAACATCCTGCGATTCGTGATGAACGTGTCCTTGACATCCGCATCCGACGGATAGGCTGTCGTGCGGTTGCCCCACGCCTTCCAACCTCCGATGAAGTTCAATGCCGTCACGATGCCCTGCCCGTTCAGATAGGCGGCCTGCGAGGAATTCAGATACACCTCCGTTCCGTCTTCCAAGCATGCGCCATCTGCCTGCAGGGATTTGTTGGACGGCGAATAATATGGGATATCGTCGTGCTGACTGTCTACGTAGTTCATCAAGCTTGCGAGCTGTGTGGACAGGTGATACTTCGCATCACCCAGTTTCAGCAGCGGCCATCCGAGATAATTGTCCTTGTCCACATAGTTGTTCTTATTCTTCCATTCCGCTGCCTGCGTGTAGCTCTTGACTTCCTTTGTTGGGATATCGCAGATGGAGATTGCGTTGAAGTGGCCGCAGATATTGTGCTCTTTTGCCTTCATGACCGCCGCCACGCTCGTATCGCAAGACCATTTCGGCGCGATGATGATGCCCGGCACGATGCCGAACCGCGGGTAAACTTCCTCAACGAGCTCAAGGCCTTCCGTCCGGTTCGTCGTCGTATTGACGCCGCCGATGATGTCTTTTGCCTCGACGCCGCCCGGATTCAGCATCGTATAGGTCAGATACAGCGTCGTCGCTTCGCTGGAAATCTTGCCGCCGCTTACCGGCGTAACAATCAGATTGCCATCATCGTCGAAAGCCGCCGTGTAGTCCGTGTCTTTCGTCAACGCTTCCGCGCTCTCAGACAGTGCGACTTTCAGCGTGTCCAGCAGGACAGGGTCTGTAACTTTCGCTACACCGTCCGCAATCGTTACCGTCTGTTTCTGCTGTGTCATGTGCTTTGTTTTGTCCAGGACATTGATCAGCACGATCGGCGCCATGTTGAACAGCGCGAAATGCGTTTTCATTGCTTCGCAAAGCGTGAAATCCTTCCAATCGTCCGAATAGCCAAATGCCGCCACCGCTTCTTTGTACGTATAGCAGAGCACCGGCGTATTGGCTTCAACCGGCGCGCTTGCCAGATGGACTGGCGCCGTGCCGACCGCCACGATCAAGCCGCTGTCCGTTTCTGTCATCGGCGCAAGGCTCGTTGCCTGCTCGCTCGTATATACCCCGTGTTTGTATGCCATTTCTCTTTCACTCCTTACTGCTGCACTTCATGGAACGCCAGGTAGACTGGCGTCCCCTTCTTCTCGACGTCTGCCATGGCCTGATTCAGGCTACCGACCGGAACGAATAGGCGCTTGATGTTCTTGTATTTCTTCTCAACCTGTTCCATCAGTTCCGTCGGTTCGTCCCGGTATACCGTGAACCGCTTCAAGCCATCCATCAGGCTGTTCGGCCCGATGTACATGACATTTTCCTGCTTCATGGTTTTCTCCTCTGCAGGCTTATCCTTTTTAACCGGCATTGGCTCATCCGGTTTCTTCTTCGATGCAGACTGCTTGTTTTCTTCCGCAACCGCCGCCTGCTCTTCCAAATTGCTCATTGGTTATCCTCCTCCATGATTTTCCCGAAGCTGTCCGCCATCTGCTCGTTCGGCTGCCCGATCTGATATTTCAGCGTCGCATAGCCAAACCAGTACGGATACGGCTGGTTCTCGATGGTCTCGAACTTTGTTGGCATGATCAAGCGGAACCGATGATCTAGAACCCGGAAGATCAGCAACCGCTGGCGGATCCGCTCCATGATAGATGCCAAGTCCATCCATGCGTTCTTGTCTTCGCCGTATACGCCGATGGTCAGGCCTATCGTCGCCTCCGACCCGTCCACTTTATCCTCACTGCCTTCCCAGCATACGATGACAAGCGGATAGTACGAATCGCTTTCAAAGTCCTCGTTGTTGAAATGCTGACGGTATACGGATACCTTCTTGTCTTCCTGCCCTTCTGCCTTGAGTTTGTATGTGGACGCCGCCGTTTCGATTTCCTTTGCGACGGCTTCCACCAAACGTGCCGGTATCATACGTGCAATCCCTCCAGATACGTCATGGTCTCATGTTCCAATGCAGAGGCAAACCTCTCTTTCAGGTGCTTCTCCATGTATCGCTCGATAGTCGGGCTCTCCAGCATCTGTGGGACCGATGGGCCCGCCAGCTTATCGATTGGCAGGGACGCATTCGATGTCCCGTGCCCGGCGCGCTGGAACACGCCGACATGTCCGCTTCGCATCTTCGCGAGGAAGGCGTGTGCAATCGTCCCGCCTTGCCCTTTGACGACCTGACTGTATAGATACTGCCCTTTCGGCGGCCTATGCTTCAGCACGCTCCTCGGATTGTGCTTGAAGTAGGATAGGTCATTGACCGGGCCCTTGGATGAGAAAATTGCTCCAGCGCCTCGATAGGCAACACGCATCGTCTTTCCTATCCGGCTTTTCTGGATAGTGTACCGATCCGCGATTTTCTCCGCGGCTTCTTTCTTCGCGCCTTTCACCGCCGCCCGGACGGCTTTCCGGCTCACCTTGTCTAAGGCTCCCGGAATGCCATCCAGCAGCTTCGCGGCTTTATCAAGGTCGCTATCGTCGATCTCAATCACAGGAAGGCACCTCCCATCCGATATGCGCCAAGCCTTATCGTCAGCATGCCGATATCGTCGGAACAGCTGTCGACGGTATAGCGCTTGTCGTCCACTTTGAAGTTTTCGCCCTGCTTCGGAATCCGTTTCAGATCCGACGTCTTCACGCATACGGTCAGATAATCCCCATGAAGGCCGTCCGGCGTCCGCCGCCCGCCCTTCATGTCGGCGTTCATCGTGTCTGTCTCGTCCCTTGAGATGACGCACAGGCAGTCCACACCGTCCAGATTATGCGTTTCTGCGAATTCATCCGGATTCAGGAACACATTTTTTATATCGGCCGCAGCCATATCCCTGAACGGCATGATCAGCCAATACGCACGTTAACCGTGGCGCCGGATTCGGTCTTTTCCTCCACCGTGTAGCCTGCGAATACCGTGGTATCTCCTTTGGTTCCGGTAACATTGCCGGCCTTCGTGTCCCAATACACTTCTTCGCCTACAGTCAGCGCACCGGCCGCCGCCGGTAGCTTGAACACGCCCGTAAGCGTTACCGTGCCGGTGTCGCCTTTCTCCATTGCTTCAAGAGCAATACCGATCCGCGCCGTCAGCGGCACAACTTCCATGTACCCGATGGATGCGGTCGCCGTGTAGTCGATGTTATCGCCTTTCTGTACATACGTCGCAGTTGCCATGATTTATTCCCTCCTTCAAATCCTTATTTCATCGTGGCTTTCTGGATGCCGCGGTAATCAATCAGATTGACGCCGACATCAAAATAGATGCGCCATTTGATGCCAAGCGTGTCAAACTGCACCGCGCTCTCCAGCGTCGGCGTCGTGTTGCCGTTCAGCGTCGTGACCTCAATCGTCGGCGCATAGCCGCTTGCCGCTGCCAGATAGAACTCTTTCGTGTTCGTAAGCTCTGGATCCGAAATGACCGAAAGCTTATTCGCGAATGGGTTGACCGTCGCGTTGTTCTTCGACGGGTCGACGGTCGAATGGATCAGCTGTGCTGCCTGCACTTCCAGCTCTGGCGGTACGATCAGGAACGCCGGCTGGATGTTGAGTTTTTCCTGCCCCAGCAGGTTCGTCTGACGTGCCATAGCCGCTTTGAGTTTGCCGAGACCGGCAACGTCCAGCGTCGCGCCGTCCTGCAGATTGTTGTGTGCTTTATCAAAGAGCGGTGCGCCCTCAATGGTCGGGTTATCCGTGAGTTTCTTGTACACCATCGTATTGACCATACGGCGAACCGCCGCCCCGTGAATTGCCGGGATGCGTGACAGGATACCAAGGTCATCGTTGATGAGTGCCTGGCGCGTGATGGAGAACGTCTTGCCGTAGGTCGCGACGCTCGTCTTGACGCTCGACTCGCCGACCGTATCGTGCTTGAACTCGCCGTTCTCGTTGATTTTTTCCAGCGTGCCGGCTTCAGACAGACGATAGCGCGTTGCCTCTTTGAAGTCCGCATTGCTGCCAGATGCCGTCCAAAGCTGATACGTGGTTGGCGCTTCCTGATATGCCTGTGCGATGCTCTTGTTGGCAACGTTCGAAAGGATCTCTGGGAACGCGCCGGAACCGGTCAGCGCCGCCCGGAAAATCATCTCATCCGTCATGCCGCGGACGTTCTTGCCCGTCTCCCGTTCGACAATCTCGCTGGCCAGCCGCAGAAGCGTCTTGCCCTGGAACTCCCTAGCGCCCTCTGCTGGATGCTCGACTTTGATTCCCGCGCGAAGCGCGAGGCCGTCAGTTGCTGCAGCGCGCATCTTGTCGCCTTCGTCCACGACGACGGATACCGCCGTATCGATGGCCTGGCGCTCCTTTGCGAGCTCTCCGAGGATGCCTTTCCGTGCCTCTTCGACGCTCATGCCGTTCTCGATATAGGCGTTCGCGTCCATGCCAAACTGGCGGCACATATCGTTGATCTCGGCAACGCGTTTCCTCTCTGCTTCTACAGCTCGCGCTGCCACTTTCGCCTCATCGAGGCCGCCCGCCGTATCGACAGGCTTCTTCTCATTGTCCTTCATGTCTTCTTTCTCCTTTTCCCTGATTACTACATCCATGCTTCGGCCGACGCCGACGGTCATATCCGCCGGGACGGATACGATAGACAGCTCGTACGGCGTCCAGCGCATCGCGACAGAGCACGGCCCCTCAAAGCGTCCATTTTCGCTCACAGCGCCGCCCTCTACGTCTTCCCATACGTCTACTGCATACCCTACGGATACGCCCTTCAGCGTGCCATTCTTGACCTTCTGGAAGATTCTTTCCGACTCGTCATCGGTATCGAATTCGACGACGGCACGCACCTTGTGCTCCTGTTCATCCAGCTCTACGGATACAACGCGCCCGATCGGCACGTTCGGGTTATGGTTGAACAGGACGACGCCCATCTCTTCCAGTCTTGAAAGGTCTACTGCATCCGCATCATGGCACAGGATTTCTGTTCCGAAGCATCGCTCTACCGGTTCTTCGCTGGACAGGGACAGCGTGACCTGTCTCGACTCTTCCTGCCCTTCTTCCGCCGCCCGGTACTGGATAGCTCCTACCCAAGTGTCTCTCCTCTGCGGCTCATTCTTGTTCCTTTTCATCGTTTCCCTCCTCATCGTTCTTTTTTTCGCCTCCAGCATCCACGTGGTTCGACATGGCCGCCTGCACGCTGATCGGCGTGTGGATGGACAACTTCAGGCCAAGGTCTTCGGCTGTCTTCTTCTCCAGCGCCATCTGCTCTAGCTGCTCGCGCCAGTCGTAGCCACGTTCCGCGCACCATTGCGCCATGGTCTTCCCGCCGTTCTGGATGGCTTCAATGTCCGCTGCCACTTCTTTTTGCGGATCGATCCATGCCCATCCCGGCGTTACCCATTCGACGCTCTGATAAGCATCGCGGTTCTTCTGATAGTCCGGGATGTCTATCAAACCTGCCAAGACGCAAGTATCCAGCCACTCTTGATAGATTGGTGTGCACAGGTGCGCCGCGACAAACTGCTGCATGGGCTCGAAGGTCTTCCGGTCCTCCATCATGCCTTGACGCGCCGCCGAAAAGCTCGATTGGTTGAAGTCCCGGCTCATCAGCTCGTAGGACAGGCCGAGGCCCGCCCCAGCAAGCCGTTCCTGTATTGCCACATAGTCCTTTGCGCTGGCCATACCACGCGATGGATTCGCCGTCGTGACGCTCTCACCCGGTGCCAGATACTTGATCATGCCCGGCCGAATGGACTGCAGCCTTTTCCTTTCCGGGTCTTTCGGCTGTCCGACGCGCCCGACGGTTCCTGGTGCTCCCGTCTGCGTCGTGATGAACACGGAAAAGCATGCCGCTATCTTGGCCGCAACGGTCTCTGCGTCCAGATAGTCCTGCGTGTCCTTGAGTCGCTTGATAATCGGCGTCAAATCCGACATGCCGCGAATCTGATCCGGCTGCTGCCTCGTCCAGAGATGTATCATTTCGCCCGCTGGGATCCGTTCCGGGTCATACTCCACGTATCCATCCGGTGTTTTCTTGTTCACCCAGTATGCGAGCGGCTTCAGATGATTGTCGAGCTCAACGCCGGACCGTATGACATTCCCCGTCTTCGGCGCTGTTAACAGATACTGGCTCAACAGATCCGATTTGATAATCTGCAAGGTCAGCGGGAAGCCTCTGCCTTTCTGTATCACTTTCTTAACGAATATCTCCCCGTCGACGACCTTGCGCCGCAGCAGCATGGCCTGCATCTCTTCGAACGTCTGCTGCCCGGTGATATCGCAATTTTCCGGGCGCGTCCATTCTTTCCACAGCTTCTCGATCTGCTTATTCAGTTTCTCATCGCCTGTTCTTGCCTGCGGCTTGATGCCGGTTCCTATGACATTCCGCACGATCCCGCCGATAGCCGCCTCAGCGATGTCACTATTGTTTTCGAGATACCTGGCGCGTGCTTTGATCAGGTCTCTCTGCGACTTGTCCGCGTTCTCTGTGTCCTCGTTGATCGGCATCCACCCATCGTTGAAACGGGTGACTTCCCCAGCTTCATAGGCCCGCAGATTTTCAGCGTAAAAGGCACGGCTGCAGGCCCATTCCGGGGAAATCGCCGCTATGGCTCGCTCCAATAGTCTGATCATAGCCGCCCCAGTTCGGCGAAGCATAGGTCGCCGCCCGCCGCTCGTGCAATCTGGCTTTTCAGCGACGCCTCGCGTGCGTACAGGGTTGCCAGATCTGCGTGTGTGATTCTTCGGTTTGAGATCTGGTAGGACTGTGCGCCGCTTTCGATGGCCGCGATGGCTTCCTGCACTCGTTCAAGCTGTGTTTCTAAGGTCTCCAAACTGTTTCACCTCCTTCTGTGTCATAGCCAGTCGTCACCGACGCCCAGCCAATCGTCTTTTTCCTGCGTTTCCGGCTCTTTCTTTTCCGGCTCTGGATCCATCAGATACCGGACGCCTAGGATTTCCGCCGCCAGCGTGTTGTTTGTCTCACAGTCGAGCAAGTGGTTTGCGACATGACTGCTGATTTTCTCCCACCCGGTCGTGACGTGGCCTTTCTTGTCCTTCTTCTCCACGCGCTGCTCGGAACAGATCTGATCGGCGTACTCGCGGTCAATGTCCCGATATACGTTCCAGCTCCCGCGTGCTCCAGCATCGATGCTCATACGCGACGCGATGAAGTTCTTCATCTGGTTCGGATCCATGACGTACAGGCGAAGGCCGAACCCTGCCACCTGCTTGTCGAGCACCGTGACGCTGTACCGGCTTTTCAGCGGTGTGCTGCTGCCCTTCGTCGGCACCATCACGTCCATGTGCGCGGCGCAGAACGCATAGACGTCATCGGTGTTATAGCCGGAATCGATGCAGGCAAGGTTGATGTTGTGGATTTCTCCATTCTCGTCCGCATAGTCGCGGTTTACGACGATTTCGAGATCCGCCCATGTCTCAACGCGCCCGTAATCGACAAGCCAGCTTGTCAGATGTGGGCCCCATGCTCGTACGCTGAACCAGAAGTGATCCAGCTGCACGTCTATGCCGCAGGTCAGAAGCTGTGCCTGCTCTGGCATCCGCCCGCGATCGTATGGCAGCGCCTTGCTCATGACGACATCGGATTTCATGCGGCTTGACTTGTCTTCCCAAGGTTCTGCCAGCCACGAATTGATGAAATTCATCAGCAGGGCCGGATCGTCTTTGCTTGCAAGAAATTTTGCCGCGATATCTCCGAATGACAGCCAAGGCGAATAGATCGAATTCAGGTGGAACGCCACTTTATGCGCCCGCCCTTTCTTCTTCCGTTCGCCATGCCATTCTCCCGCCCGCAGCATAGCCGGTTTATGCCGGTCATCGATGATTTCATGGCAGTATTTGCACTCGTAGTGCGCGGATTCCCGTGCTTCGGTTTCGTCCGCGCCTTCCTGCCACTTGATCTGGCCGAATTCCATGGTCTGCATTTCGCCGCAATGCGGGCACGGCACGAAATAGCGGTACTGGATGTCCGCATTCAGCCATCCCTGCCAGATATTTCCTGTTTTCAGCGTCGGCGTCGATACTTTGACAATTTTTCGGTTGTAGAACGTCTTCGTACGTTCCGCTGCGAGCTCCAGCGGCCCCGCTTCTGCCCCCGTCCACTTCGGGAACTTGTCGATTTCATCGAAAAAGACGTATCGTACCGGACGGCTCGACAGGTCTGACGCGCTGTTTGCGCCGACCAAGGCGATGTACATGGTGTCAAACGTCAGCTCTAGGTCTTTGCTTCCGCGCTCATCGAACTTCTCCCGCAGCGCAGGTGATAGCTTTACCAGCGGCTGCAGGCGCTTTTCGCTCGTGAACTTCGCCAGTTTCTCGGACGGATAGACAACGAGCATCGGGCCCGGGTCTTGTGCGATGGCGTAGCCGATCATGTTCTGCTCGGCACTCGTCTTTCCCAGCTGCGTTCCGGCGCAGAACGTGATATCGTGGACAAAATCCTTGTTGAATGCGTCCATGACGGCCTTTAGGTACGGCGTCTTGCTCGTCCGCCAGTGTCCAGGCGCCGCGCTGTCCAGTTCTGACAGGATGCGGTACTTGTCCGCCCATTCGGATACCGTGAGTTTTTCCGGCGGTTTCAGGACAGCCAGCGCATCCATGATCCACCACGGATAGTTCAGCTCATTTCTTCGCTTTCTTCTTCCTGGCACGGTATATCCTCCCTTCCGTCAGCTCCTGCAGCGCGTCGTTGATGCGCTTGTCAACCGCCGTTTTTGCGATTTCCGCCGTTTCCGGGTCTGTAGCGGCCATATCCGAAGCGACATCGTGGCTGATCGCGAGCATGGACTTCTTCATGTTGGCAAACAGCCGCTTCAATTCGGCTTTCATGATGTTCGCTGGGATGAATTCGTCTTTCGTGACGCCAAGTTTGATTTTTTCCTGTGCCGCTTTCGCTTCTTTCAAGTCCGCTTCGGCCTTGAGTTTACGCGTTTCCGGGCTTTCCGTGTGGGCGCCTCCGAACCGCCATTCCATGACGGCTTTGATGTCCCATTTCCCGCGGCTTACCTTCGGCGCGCCTTTCTTTTCCCACCGTGACAACGTTTCTCGCGAGATCTGGAAGAACTCACAGGTGTCCGCAGTGGAAAAAATCCACTTTCTTTCTTCTGTTTCGCGCGCGCCCGTAGCCGACTCCTCAGCCATCCGGGCTCCCTCCTCCCATTTTGTCAGATTGTCAACCCATTTTTTCGGATTTCACGGACAGAACCCCCGCGACTCGCAGACCCGTGGAAGCGCCGCCCGCCGGAAGTACCTTCGATACCGGGGGGATTCCCTTTTGTGCCCAAATTTGGCACGCCGCGTACCATCCGGCGATAGTTCCGCAAGTGAATGGGTTCCGCACACTTTCTTTCACGCCGGCGACAAGTAGCCCATTGCGATGCGGTTCGCTCGATACGCTTCGTCGAACGTCATTCCTTCGCGCTCTGCAACGATTGCAAGCAGTTCATCTTGCCCAATGTGTCCATCATGCGCTCCGATATGACAGTTCGTGCACAGCTGCACCAAGTTCACTGCTATATCACAGCCTCCACTTCCTACGCTGAACACGTGATGTGGTTCGATGTTCGCATAAGCTCCGCAGCGCTCGCAGTAATCTTTGCGCATCGCCTTGATCATCTTTCGGTCTTTGATGCGCTTATGCTTTGGCAGCTGCATCCTCTCACCTTCCTGTTTTTAGGCGTAAAAAAACGGACGCTCGCTTTCGCGAACGCCCGTTAGGTAGTTCTTTACGGCTTTATTATATCGCACTTCGTTCTCTTGTGTCAATACTTTATTCGCAAAGCCTTCGATACAGCTCCTCGGTTGTCGGCTTTCTCATGTCTGCTTTGTGCCTCACCCTCGTATGACCACCGCCGCCCTTGACCGGCCTAGTGTTTGGCAGGGCAAGGCCGCCCGGCTCTTGGTACGGATTCCCGTCCGCGGTCTCCATCATGGCTCGAATCTCACGGATTGCATCCTCGCGTTTCCTGTCTCCATACCAGACCTCGGCCGCGCACTCTGGACACTTGCAATAATATTCGTCTATCGGAATCATCGGCACCCGGCACCTCTGGCAGTACCACACCCCGTGTTTCTTGACGCCTAGTTCTGCCCCGCGCTTATCCCGCTGGTAGGTTCCTTCTCCATCCGGCCACACTTCTGCCCCGCAAAGCGGGCATTTATCGAACCCCGCTTCTTGGTGCTGCATGACGGTCCTGCATTCCTGGCACAGCCACACCTTTCCCATTTCTCTTTCGACTCCTTCTTTTCCGCCGCCCGCGGCGTCTCTCTTCTTGGCTCAGGTGATAGATTGCCAGCCATGCTGTCGGGTCTTTTCTCCACACGACGCTTTCCCGCCTTTCGTTTACCGCCGATACTCGCGTTCCGCTTCTCGATGATCCAGCGGATTCTCACGTAGTCCTTTATCTTCACGGCTTCGCTTCTCCCAGTTCGGTATCCTGTCCGGTTTTTCTTCCCTGCCCGTGCTGCATAGAATCAGCAACAGGACGACCATGACTAATGCTGTCCACGTATCCATGTTTTCCCTCCCGGTAATAATTCCTGTAATACGCTCGGATTTCTTCTTCGAATTCGCACCGGCTCGATACCGCCGCCAGCGACGCGATCAGCAGGCCGAATACCGCGCCTGCCATAAATGCAACTAGGATTTCCACACCGTCCGCCCCTTCCGTGCCTGCAGCGTCCTTCTACGCCGCAGTGCTTTGCATTTCCGCTCTCTGCAGAGTCCGGCCGCAATGGCATCATACCGCCGCCCGTATCTTGTAGCCCGGCGTCTGGCGCATTTCCAGAGCTCTCTCGGCTTTTCCCCAGCCCCTGCGATGACGCCCTTTTCTCCACAGAACACAGCCAGCGTGAACCTTCCCACGTATCCCCGCAACTTCTCTTTCAGCATTGCGGCGATTTCGCGCAGCGTGCTCGCTTTCATCGCTTCGCCTTCTTTCTCATGCGCTCGAGCATCTGGTGCAAGCTGTCACAGCTCTCTAGAATCCGCCGCGTCTCTGCGGACTGGTGCCGCCCGGCCTTGAAGTCCTCGATGGCTTTCTTCCGGCGGCGCTCATTCTGGCGCTCTGCCTCATCGATTTCCGCATTGGTCATATTCGTCTTTACCTCGATCATGGTATCCTCCTCACTCTGTCCAATCCATTACCCCGGCTTTTGCCATGGCATCCGCGTCCGGAAATCCATGGCTCACCGCGTGCTCGTTGGTGATGCATTGGCAATACTCCCCGCAGATCCGGCATACCCCAGCCCTCCATTTCGTTTCATCCCTCCGTTTCAGCTTGATGGGCGGCTTGCGCGCTTCGTCCTGCTCGATGTAATCGACCATTTGCCGCCCGATGGTCTTCCGGTCTATATACCGCCTCCCCGCTTTCATTGCCGTCACCCTTCTTCCCGCATCTCTGTTCTTTTCTGTACTTCCTATTTCGCGAAGCGCAACGCGGCAGTTCCATAGAACTGTTTCCAGCGACACTTCTTTATCTTTTTTTGCTGCTCTTGCCATCCCTTTAATTCTCCTTGTTATCCTTTTCAGTATTCTCTTCCGCAGCCCCGCCGGAGCGAATCCAGTCATCGACTTCGCTCAGTTT